TTCATCCGGCGATTGTCAGCGACGAGCGCGACCATCGTGTCGTCGACCGGCTTGTCGCCCGACAGCGCGTCGAGAGACGCCTTGACCTCTTTCGTTGCCTTCTTCTCTTTGTCGACGTCCTCTTTGTGCGCGGCCTTGAGATCGTCGATCTCTTTCTTGTGCGCCGCCTTCATGTCCTTGATCGCCGCGAGAACCTTGTCGGCCCCGTTCTCGTCGGTGATCTTTTCAAGCGACTCGTCGGACAAGCCGAGCGCCTTCGCGATCTTCTTCCACATAATACTTCCTCCCTTGAAAGAATGACCTTTCTTCCCTTCCTTCTTCAACGATGCCGCAATCTTTTGCCAATCCGAAAGACCGCTGATCAACGGCTTCGGAGTGACTGCGACGTGAGTGATCGGCGTGATATACATTTCGCCTTTGCTGTCCTTGTATTCGGGCGGCGCGAAAATGCTGACGTCGTTTGCGAGCGCGTTTTCGATCTTGTCCTTCCCGACGATCTCAACGATCCCGAAAATCGAGTCGCCTTCGAGCGTCACGAATTCGAGATCGCCGATCGAGTTGTGCGGATTGTCGACGTCTTCGTGCGGAACCGGTCCGTCAGACAATGGGATTCTCGTTCCGTTGTTGATCAACCGCATCGTCTCCGAATACATGAGATTCAGACGGTCCGACTCGACGTTGAATCCTGACCCGTCTGAATATTCCCATGCGCCCGCCCGGAACAACTCTTTCCGAAAGCGTTGCGTCACAATGTCGTCGCGTTCTTCTTCCGGGCCGACGGGAATCATCGAGCCGTCGGGCGCGAACGCCGTCAGCGAAGCGGCCTCGCCCGCCGGTTCGAACGCGATCGGCTTGATGTCGTGATCCTTGAGCCACGCGCGCGCCTCCGCCTCCGACCATGAGTCGACAGGGAATCGGAGCGCTTGCGCGACCGGAACTTCTTCGCCATCGCGACGGATGACGTACCAGATGACATCGATTGATTCGGGAACCTTGACGCCGTTGACAGTTCCGTCTCCCGATCCGGCGGTGCGCCTCACCCGGACGGGAGACAAGGAATCCGGATCGCGGAGTCTCGCGGCATGTTCGTTCGGATACGGCATAATTAAGCGGCCATCGATCGCGTCCCCGGTTATAACGGCGGTCTTCTATCTGTATATACGAATCGAGATCGGATCGTGATCAGTCGCTCGCCGCGATCTTCTCGTACCTGATCCCGCCGTCGCCCGGATACGGCTTCCGGTGATCGTTGATGCCGTTCCATATCCGGTCGGGTATCCCGCCGGGAAATGCTTCGCAAGTCTTGTCGATTGGGCCGGTTAAGTGTTCGCACGTCGAGCATGTCAGACTATATGTCGGCCTGTCGTCGATCGTGACCGTCATCGCTTCCGCCTCCTGTATCTCAATTCAGAAAAATCCTTGACGACCCGTTTCCATAGTTCGTCCTGATGCCACATTTCGGCTTGCGGGATCGTCCATCTTCCGCTTGCGATGTTCGCTTGACCGATTTCCATCAAGTCGCGATTGACCTCGAAGTATCGGAGTCCGATCCTGTTTTCGAGACTCCGAATGTATTCGTCGATCTCCGCTTCCGACAGTCCCTTGATCGCTTTCTTGTTGAACTTCATCGAGTACACGTATTGATCGCCCGCCGCCCGCATTTCGTCGAGTTGTCCCCGGACCAACACCTTGATATCGTCCGCCGACAGCGATCGCCCCGACGGATGATTGTGCGTGAACAGTCGCGCGCCCTTGATCCTGTTGAATTCTTCTTCCGTGAATGAGACTTGCGCCCGTTCCCCGACCTTGTCGAATATCTTGTTGCCGCGCGCGTCGAATGCATATCCATGCTCGCGGACCTTGTCGCTTCGCGGATGCGCCCTTTCGTATGCCTTCGCCTCGATCTGATCCTTGAGCGCTTCCGACTCGACATCGCTTGCGATCTTGTCCATTTCGGCGACTGTCATCTTCTTCGTTCCGGGTTCCGGCTTCGGCGGCGGCGCCTTCTTCCACGGCGGTTTGATCGCGACCGGAACCTTTCCGACCGCGTCCGGCTCACGAGGCGGGTCGGATTTCGACAAGACGGTTCCCGCGTTCCACGACCACCCGGCGTCGGGTTGTCCGGTGACGACCTGTCCGTCGATCTCGCGCGGTCCGGGCAAGTTCACTTTCTCCGGCTCGAAAAGGTATATCACCTGACAGCGACAGTTCCATCCGTTCGGCGGCCAGATCGCGCCCCATATCGGATCGTCTTTCTTCGCGACGGTGTCTTCAAGCGCGGCGTGTTCCGGACGAACGCGATCGTCTCCGACGGTGACGTACTTGTATCCCCAAAGGATTTCGTCGACGGCGGGATCGTGCGCGGCGTCCCACGTCCCGGCGGAATAGGCGAGTTGTGTCGCTGTCCGGAATTGCGTCTCGAACTCGAACGAGTTGAAGGGAACGATCCCTCGATTCGCGAATTCCTCGCGCAACAGCGCGGTCCCCTCGCGCGTCGTCAATCCCTCTTGAATGCCGCGAGTGACAGCGCGATCGACGCCGCGATTGACGCCGTCTTCGAGGCGCCGCAACATGACGACGGCTTGCTTTTCCATGTTGCCTTGAATGTCCCGAAGTCTTTTCGGGTCGACGTTCAGTCGCTTGTAATAGTATTTCAGCGCGCCCGTATGGATCGGCGGAGCAACTCCGCCAAGCGCCGCCGCAACGGTCGCCGGTCGCGTTCCGACTTCCTTGATCCGATCGAGTCCGACGAGATACGCGATCGTCATCGCCTCGACCATGACCGGCGTGACCGTCCGGAACTCCGTCTCGATGATCGGTCTGATCTCCGTCAGATCGCGACGGCGGAACGCCCGCAGAACCTTCGACTGTATGCGGAATCCAAGTCGGGTCGCGGCCTCCGCCGACTTCCGCTCGAAGCGCGCAGTTTCCCGCGCCTGTCGAATCGCCCTGTTGCGTTCCGCCTTCGTGACGGGCATTGCTATTCCTCGCCGCCCTCGTCGCCCTCGCCTTCTCCATCGTCCGGGTCTTCGGGCGGAGTCTCGTTGATGACCGTCTTCGAGTGAGTGTCGACGCCCGCCTTGACCGCGTCGATGATCTCTTTTGCGCGATCCTTCGCCGCCTTCTGCGACGTGTACTCGTATCTCGTGCGCTCGACCGTGACCGTGATCCCGTCCCCTTTGTCGATGATGACGGTTCCCGCGTACTTGCCGCCGACCTTGTCGAACGACGCTTTGACGGCCTTGATGTTGTCGAGAACTTCCTGTCGCTGTCTGTCTGTCATTCCCTCAATCCTTTCTTTCGCTTCTTCTTCATGTCGGGCCGATCTTCGACGGCCTCGACAGTTACTTCATCGACCGGCGCCGTTGCCGGTTCGCCTCGAACAGCGTCGAGCGCCGCCTTCATTGCGGCGACGGCCTCATCTGCTGTCTCGTATGTCGCATCGGTCTTCGCGAGAATTTCCCTCCCTTCTTTCGTCTTCAACACAATCGCCGCCGCATGACGATCGCCATCGCTCGCGATCGCCTCGACGCGGACGGCGTCACCCTGATTCTTGATCGCTTTCATCACTCGCGGAAACATGCTTGACCTCCGTTTCGCTTTTCTTCGATCTCCGTATCGCCGCCCGGATCACATGCGGCGTCAGTTCTTCCGGCAAGTTCAGCGTCGCGTTGACGTCCCGCATCGTGATACCCGCCGTCTTCTTCTTCCGCCCGAACATTCTCCCGATCCATCCGAACAAGCGTCGAATTATCGACATTATTCCTCCCACGGATAACGCCCGTTTCGCTGTCGATACCAGACCAGATACAAGACCTCGCATCCGATCAGCACGATCGTCAGCGTTGTCAGATACTCCCTCAAGATTCGAGAATCGTGAACTCAAGTTTCACCGTCGCCGTGTCCGCCTTCGCATAGAGCGTCGACGACGACAGGCGGAACGCCGCCGGTTCGCCCGGAAGAATCTTCGCGATCGGATAGAAGGTCGCGCCGACATCGATCCCGATCTCGACGAAGTTCGTGTCGTCAAGGTTCCGGAAGATCGCCCATCCGGGCGTCGACACGTCGCCGACTGCGACCGCCTCGTGCGATCCTGTCCCGATGTCTTGAACTCCGCCGTTCGCTCCGATCGCCGACTGATCCGCGCTGACCGAATTGATTCGCCGGTCGAAGTTGTAATTCCCGTTCTTGCAAAGCAACGACGTGCTGACCGTGATTTCATCTGACATCTTTCCTCCCCTTTGTTAATCGCCGCCGAACGTCGGCGGAACCCTTTCCATCCGTTCGCGCTGTTCGGCATCGAGTCCCGGCGCGGGAGTCTCTCCGGCTTGCGCGACTTCCTCCGCCTTCGGGATTGCGAGACGGTCCTTCAATGCATCGGTGTTGACTGTCGGGAATTCTTCGAGAACGGTCGCCGGATTCGTCAACAGTTGCTTGTATAGTTCGCGCAAGAATCCGATTTGTGTGTCGACGAGCGGCGCCGATACGAGATACACCTTCCCGCGCTCTTGCTTTCCCCAATTCTGTTCGAGAAGCGTGTCGACCGCTTGCCGGTTGACCTGTGCGGTGATATGCCGATCCCATAGTGTGACCATCGTCACCGCAATGTCGGCATGAACGCCCGCCTCCGCCTTCGTCCCGAACTCGCCTTCGAGAAGCGCGCGTTCCGGCCACAACAGCGACCGCACGAGAAGCGCGTCAAGATACTTCAACCGGTCGACGAACGTCGGTTGACGTCCGCCCTTGTCTTCCATGAGTTCAACGCGCCACGCCGCATTATCGTTCGACAGTTCCTTGACGTATGCGCTGATCGTCTGCGGGATCGCAAGCGACCCGGACGATTCGAGCGCTTCGAGCATATCGTCGGCGATCGCCGCGTTGTCGATGTCGACGTTGTCATCGTCCGGCGTCGTCCCGACCGGATAGTATACGACCCAATGAGAACCCGCGACTTTCGCGTCGTATCGCTCCGCCCCGGCGTTCGCCTCGCGCCATTGATTGAACGTCTCGCGCGCGTTTTCCATGAGTGATCGACCGTACCAGTTCGTACCCTCGATCCGGAAGGCGACGTGAAGAACATATTTCGCTTCGAGTTCGACGCGCTTCGCGTTGATGCCCGTTTGCTCGTATCCCCAAAACTCGCCCGTCTTCTCGTCAACGAGAACCGTCGTCAAGTCTTGCAGAAGGCGCTTGAACTTGTTGATCCCGACGAGTCCGTTGTCGTTCTTCTCGAATACGATCTCGTGCGGCGCCCATCCGAACAGCGTTCCGCCGGTCATGCTGTTATCCATGATCAATTCCCGTTGCGGCTCGAAATTGTCCTTGATGAACTTGATTTTCTCGTCGGCGTCCTTCACGTCGTCGTCGGCCTCGACCGACCACGACCCCGCAAGTATCGGCGCCTTGATCGCCGCAGACGCAAGCGCGAGGGTCGGATTCTTGACCATCGTGCGATACGTGTCGTATGTCGCGGGGAGCGGTGACGTCAACTGTCGGCCATATGTGAGCGTCACTTGCGCCCGCGTCTTCTCCGTGTACTGAATCGCGCCTCGATTATCTCGTTCTTCTGGCATGTGGAATCCTCCGCCCTACTCGTTTACGACCGTTCCCGTTTTTCTTTCCGTTCCCGTTGCGACCATTTCCGCCCTTCCCATTTCCCGGCGTCCTGATCACGACCCTCGACTCGCCGTCCGGCTTTCCCTCGATAGGATATCGCATGAAGATCGCATATCCTAACGCATCCGTCGGATGTCCGACGTCGCCCTTGTCGTCCGGCTCGTTCGTTCCCGCCTTGAACCCGCGCATTTCGAGATCGATCCGAAGATGCTCGACGCGCGGATCGATGAACATCCGACGACGGCCCGCCGCGTTGCAGAACATCGCGTTCGTCGCCGCGAAGCGATCGGAGCGGTTCGGATTCGCCTTCGGGAAGTGAACCGTCGCGCCCTTGCTCTTGAATCGCTTGTCGGTCGCGATCTGAACATAATCGGACATCGACGCCGACGTGTGCCGTCCCTTGCCTGTCGCGTCCCCGTAGAAGTGAATCGACGACCGCATCTTCTCGCCGTACTTGTTCCAAAGCACGTCGAGCGTCGCCTGTGTGTTCGTGTCGCGCGCCCAAATCTCGTCGAAGACCTCGACGATCTCGTCCGTCTCTTGAAATAGAACCCATGCCATCGGGTCGACGTTGAAGTCACACGTCACGAAAAGCGGCTTGTGAGGGTCGAACGAACACGCCCGATCGTTGAAGTCGGGATCATAGGCGAAGAACACTTGACCGGCGGCGCGTTGCCAAGTCGCTTCGAATTGTTCGGCATAGTCGCGCGCGTCCATTCGCTCTTGATACCATCGCAGAACTTCCGCCGGTTGAATCTCCGATGACGGCCACGAAAAACACGCTTCATCGGGATCGTCGTCCTTGTCCGCCTTCTCGCAAAACGACTTGAACTCTTGAGCGCCGACGCCGTGACGCTTCGGAACGCCGATCCGCCAACACCACCCCAATCGGTCAGCGAGCGCCGGAGCGACCGACAGATCGAACGTCTTCGGCTTGATGTCGCACGACTCGTCGATGACGCATCCGTCCCAAGCGTCGCCTTCGATCCGTTGCGGCTTGTCGAGTCCGACGACGTGAAGCGTCGACCCGAACTTCGTCTCGATCATCAATTCCGAATGATGCGGCTCGCCATATATCCACGATTGCGGGATCATCGAGATCAAGTCTTTCCATGCGAGGCGCTTCGCCTGTCCTTCCGTCGGCGCCCCGTAGAAGTATCGGGGATCACCCCACGGCTTCAATTCCTTCAACGACATGACGAGTTTGCGCTTCGCGAGTTCGGTCTTGCCTGACCTTCTACCGGCGGGAACGCCGATGAAACGAGTCGGCGATCGAAAGAGTTGCTGTTGTTTCCGATGGTATCGAAGCGGGAACCATCGCTTCTCGAACTTCTTCCGGGCGAGTGACGTGCCGATCTGAATCATTCGTCACTCTCCGGCGGTTGCTCGTCGGTCGGTTGCTCGTCGGTCGGCTCGTCCGGTGATTCGTCGGGCATTGTGGCGCGTTCCATCGAGTCGATATACACTTGAACAGGATCGTCGAAGTCGAGCGTCATCGATTTCGGAACAGCGCCCTCGATGCGATCCCATATTTGCTTCAGAATCTCGCCCTTGCCCTTGAGCGCGTGACGGAATGCCATCAAGACAAGCACGTCGAAGCCGGTCGCCTGTTCCGGATCGACGCCCAACTTGTCCGCGAGTTGTCGCGTGAAGTCTCGCGACGACGCCTTCTCGTTCATGTGCTTCAACAGCGCGTCGGTTAAGTGTTTGCGCTTCGGTCGTCCGGGCGAGATCGGATGATTGTCCTTCGTGAATCGCGTGTCCTTGCCGACCTCGTGACCTTCGAGAAAATGCCCCTTCTCGTCCCTGTCGGGCGACTCCGATGAAGCGATCGTCGCGCGGTTGTCTGTAACGAGGCGCTGACTCCCCGTCGCGTTCCGCATCGAAATGACCCCTTTGAAGCGGCGCCGGGAGTCGAACCCGGATAATCGGTGCCAAAGACCGACGCCTTGCCGTTAGGCGACGCCGCTATTCGTTCAGCGCGGCCCGTATGCGTCGCAGTTGATCAGATATGCCGCCGCCTTCCTTGCGTCCCCGTCGTGATACTCCCTGACGAACGGGCAAGTCGTCTCGAATCGGCAAGTCTCACAAAGTCCCGGTTCCGCCTTGATCCCGTGCAGACGCGAGGCGAGGTCGTGCGCTTCCGCGCTGTCGGCCTTCTCCGCGACCGACGTGACCACGCTGACCCATTCGTCGGGCGTGAATGTCACTTTTCCGCCCCCGTTCGGATCGCCCGCCGGGAGATCGCGCAAGAATATCGCGACCGATCCGTCCCCTTCGCGCTCGATCGTCGTCCTCCCATTATGCAGACTGAACATTTCCGCTCCCTTCTCCGCGATCGGCCTTCTTCATTCCGACTCTCCCTTCTTCAACTGTTCCCGATAACGCCTGATCGTATCGCGCGCCTCCGCGAGATCGTACCGCGCGCCCCAATACTTGCCCGTCAGAACTTTCGCGATCCGCTCGATCTGACCTGTCGTCGGCTTGTCGTTGTGAAGCATCGGTGCCGCCTTGACCCGCTTCAAGTCGTATTCGTTCGGGTTCCATCGGTTCGGGACCACGACCATCAATCCCGCATAGTCGGGGATCGCCTTCAATCCCTCGTCGACGACGCCGTCGGGGATGACGTAGTAGAACCGATTCGGCTTCGCGACCGGCTCGTCGGGCGGGAGGTCGCCGCCGTACTCGCCCGAATAGTGCTTGTGCCTGTCCTTGCGCTTGTCCGCATACAGATCGGATCGAGTTCGCTTGATCTCCCATTCCCAAAGATACCCCGTCGACGTGATCGAGATCATGTCCGACTCGTTCGCCCCGAAGACGAAGCAATTCGGAACGATGATCGGATGACTCCCGCATATCGCGAAGCGGACGATCCGCTGAATGCGCTTCTCCGTCAGCTTGCCGTTGTCGGTCACGCCTTGATACCCTTCTTACAGTTCGAGCGAACGTGACGAACGAACCAATTCGCGGCGACGCGCGCCCCGCATAACGTACACTCGACGATCCGGTACGGCCCAAGCGGTCCGTGATGATGCGGATCGCGTCGCGGTTGCGATCCTGTCGACTTCCCGGCGCCCGGACGTTCGGCCCTGATCGATCCCCTGATCTTTCCCTTGCGACGACTCATTGCTTCGACCACCATGCAAGGAAAGACGCCGCGCCGCCCCGGTACGTCTTGCCGCCCGACCGCCATCGACCGGTCCCCGGATAAAAATCCGCCTTCTTCGCGCCGTCGCGGAACAGGACGACCGTGCCTCCGTTGCGCGTGTCGAGCCGATCGATTCCGTGAGCGTCGCGCCATGCGTTAAGCGTCGCCCAATTCTGCGAAAGGCGACTTGCGCGCCGTTCCTCCCTCGCTTCTTTCATCGCGTCGAATACTTCTCTCATGTCGCCCATCACGCCCGCCCATGACTCGCAAGGATCGCGGGCGATTTCTTGGCGATTGCCTGACCGAATATGATCGGCTCGAAGTCTTCGTCGAGGCGAAACATCAAAACGCAATCGTTGTCGAGTCCCCATCGGGCGGCGAACAAGCATCCCGACATGACCGGCCCGACGGTGAACGTGCTATGTTCGGGAAATTCCGCAAAATGCTTCGCCGCGCGCTCGACGAATTCGATGCGCTCCTTCATTTCCGACATCTGAACGCTTTTCATTCATCCTCCCTTCTTCAACTTCGGAAAGACGTACCTTCCGACGAGATATGCGCCGCCGATGAAGCCGACCCAAGTCGCGACGAGCGCGAGAATCAGCTTGATCATTTAGCCGACCCCCCGGCGATCTTCATCCATGCTTCTTCGTCTTCCGCGAGTTTGCGAATCTGTTCCTCGCGAAAGACCTCGACGTATCCGCAGTTTTCGTCGGAGCATTCGAGACGCGCCGTCGCTTGGGTGTCTCGCCTCTTGAGTTCGCCGTTCTTGCATTTCGGACACTTCATTTCGCCGCCCCTTTCGCCGCCTCGCGTCGCGCTTCGACTATGCGTCGAAATTGCTTGCGAAGCCGGTTCCGCTTCGGCCACGGAACCCGATTCCATGTGCGTTTGATCTCGCGCGGCCTCGCTCCGGTCGCGCCCGACAGACTGTTCACGAGTTTCGCCGTCTTTTCGTTCATCTTCCGCCTTTCTTCCCGAATCGCTTTTCGCACGATCCGCAGACCGACAGCGTCGCCGATCCCTCGTGTCCGCGCTTCTTCCATCCCTTCGGGCGAAGATGGGTCGTGTCGCACAACACGAGATCGCAAAGTCGCGACCTCCCGCAAAGCTGACACGCCGTCCATTTCGCGACCTCGCCCGCTTCCAATACTTCGACGTCTTTCAATCTTCCTCCCTTCTTCGCAAGTGATCTCACTTCTTCGGCCTTTCCGTCTTCATGCGAGTATCTCGTCAATCTTCTCGCGGGCGATCCGTA